TTAATACTAGATTTGAAGTTCCTGAATTAATTGGTTGTCCGTTTCTATCAAAAGTTAAATTGTTAGAATTAAAAGTTCCTCTAGTGTCGATAACGGTTACTTCATCTCCAACTGCTGGAGAAGCAGGTAAGTCAATCTCTATAGGGTTAGCGGTTGTATTTGCAAAAACTTGAGCGCCAGCTACTATGGCGTATGGACTATTAGCATCAGTTATAGTTGCATAACCTTTTTCTAAAATAGTCATGACTGTCTCTGTACCATTTGATCTACAAAGAACAGTTGCACCTGGTGGTATTTGAGTAGTAGTACCACTAGCTGTCAATACTCCAAGTGTTCTATTTGATGTGCCTCTAACAGTGTCATCTTTCATAACCCAGACTCTAGTAACGCCAGATCCTGAAGGCATTGTTATAGTTCTATCTCCTGCTAAAGTTCCGTGTAATCTTAAATATGCGTTTTTACCATTAGACGTTGCACCATCTGTAAGTAGTAATGTTACACTAGCTGCTGCCATGTCCACATCTAAAACTCCTGATGATCCTTGTTCCAAGATCTGTAGGTTAGTATTAGTGATTCCGCCCCATTGTCCAGCTTTCTCACCGGTTGTTATGATTTCTAGTTTTAAGTCTGATGAAAATGTTGATGCCATATTAATTTGTATCTATTGGTGTCCAGACCATTGTCACTCCTGGTATTATTTCACTCCATGTTATCGCCGATACTTCTCCTGTATCTAAAGCAAGTTGTACTTTAGTTGGGTCTATATTTGCGTCAGCACTTATTGTAACATTTCCTGTAGCCAAGGTCAATTGGTTTACAGCTGGTGTAATATCTACACTTGTAGTGGCTTCAGGTGTGCCTGTGCTAATAACAACCTGACTACCTGTAGGAGATACATTAGCATCTGCTGAAATTGTTATAGTTCCAAGACCAAGAGTTAATCTATTTGGATCAGGAACCTCTGTAATTGAGTCTGCTGAAATAGCAGGATTACCTATACCGATGGTAAGCTGATTGCCAGTTACCGATATTTGTACATCACCGGCTGTTTGTGCTGTAGCAAATGGTAATGCTGATATTGCGTCAAATCCTAAACTCATAAATAATCCTTAAAAGGGGACAGTAGGTATGTGG